AAACTTCTTTTCCAATATTTCACGAACCAAAGACTGGTGCAAGATGTACAAAATTAAAAATGAAACCAGACTTAAAAGGTGTATGGCCAGGTCACGAACAATTTCATCTTAAACCAAAACCAGGAACACTAGTTATATTTCCAGGTTATTTAGAACATGAATATGCAGTAGACTTTGGTATTGAACCATTTAGATTTATACATTGGAACATACAAGCCGTACCAAAAGAGATGGCAAAAGATGTTTAAAAAGAAAAAGTATACAGTTATTCGTCAAGCTATATCAAAAGACTTGGCTAGTTTTGTTGCAAATTATTTTTTAATGCAAAAACAAGTTTATGATACTTGTAAAGCTACAAGATATATATCACCATTTGAAAATATTATAGGGTACTATGAGGGACAAGATGAACAGATACCAAACACATATTCTCAATACTCTAATATAGCTATGGAAACTTTAATGCTTAAATGTCAACCTAAAATGGAAGAAGTAACAGGTTTAAAATTATATCCAGCGTATACCTATGCAAGAATTTACAAAAAAGGTGATGAACTTAAAAGACACAAGGATAGATTTAGTTGTGAAATATCGACTACGATGAATCTTGCTGGTGATGATTGGCCAATATATCTAGAACCATCTGGAGAAGTAGGTAAAAAAGGAATTAAAGTAGATCTTAAACAAGGAGATATGCTAGTTTATTCTGGTTGCGAGCTAGAACATTGGAGAAATAAATTTAAAGGTAAAGAATGCGTACAAGTTTTTCTGCATTATAACAATCGTAAAACACCTGGATCGAAGGATAATATGTTCGACAAGCGTCCACATTTAGGTCTTCCTTCTTGGTTTAAACGATGATATAATTCTTAGATGGAGACAGGGCACCACCACATACCCCCTGTCTCCTTTTAAGGATTATTTATGAGTTTAGGATTTGACGCAATAGCAGCACTACCATTTGCCACTACAACATTAGTTGGCAATGTTAATATTAATGTTAGTGCAAATGCATTGACTTTATCAGTAGGAGCTTCTACAGCAACCGGTCAAGCAGCCAATGTAATTGTAGGTTCTGACCCATTAACTTTAGCCAGTGGTTTAGTTACACTTACAGCTGATGCTAATGTAAATATTAGTGCTTCTCCTTTAACTTTAAATTCTGCTTTAGTTACAGCGTCTTCTTCTGTAGATATTAATATCACTGGAATGCCTTTGACTTTAAAAGCCAGCAGTGTTACAATAACAGGTAGTGCAAATATAGATGTGACAGATAATCAATTAACTATCTCATCTAATGAATCAGGGGTAATTACTTGGAACCCAATTATTCCAGGTGCAAACAACGTTTGGACAGAAATAGAACCTTATTAAATTATGGCATCAACATACTCATCAGATTTACAATTAGAGCTTATAGCAACCGGTGAAAAAGCTGGTCTATGGGGAACAATTACAAATAACAATTTACAAATTTTAGAATTATCAGCTAGTGGTTATTATACTGTAAGTATTGCTTCTGGAGATTTAACATTAAACTTAGATAATGGGTCCGCGTTAGGTGCTAGCACTGCAACTGGTAAAAATTTAATGATAGAAGTTACTGGTACTTTAGCAGGCAATAGAGTTATTACTATGCCAACAGGTGCTGAAAGAATATTTATAGTAAAAGATAGTACAACAAGATCTAGTAGTAACTATACTATTGGTGTACAAAATGTAGGTGGATCGGGGACAGGAATTGTTCCTGTACCTGTAGGATCTACGTGTTTATTTTATACAGATGGAACTACTGCAAATTCTATGAAACTTGCAGGAATTTTAAACAAAGGAACTGTACAAGTTCAAACAGGAACAAATACGCCTTACACTGCAGTTAATGGTGATGTAGTATTTGGTGAAACATCTAATGGTGGTGGAGGTACAATTCAAATTACTTTACCAGCTTCGCCAAGCGCAGGTGATATCGTAACTATTATGGATGCATCATTAAGTGGAGGTTTTGCTTCTAACAATTGTACAGTAGATAGAAATGGTTCTCCTATTGAAGGTGCGGCTTCTAATCTTACTTTAGATACTAATAACCAAGCAGTAACTTTAGTTTATACAAACAGCACTAAAGGCTGGCAAAAACAATCAACGAATACATAGGAGCAACTAGATGCTCACTGAAATAAAGTTTGCTCCCGGAATAGACAAACAGGATACTAGTGTTGGAGCTGCAGGTCGTTGGGTAGATTCAGATCTTGCTAGATTTAGATACGGACTTCCAGAAAAAATAGGTGGGTGGTCTTCTTTATTAACAGATACAATGCAAGGTGTAGCAAGAGCACAACACTCTTTTGTAGATAAAGAAGGAAATAGATATGTGGCTATTGGTACAGATAAATTTTTACTTATATATTTTGAAGGTCAACTTTATGATATTACTCCTTTTGTAGATAACAATGCAGGAGTCCTAACTACTTTTACTAGTTCTACCCTTACTACAAGCACTACTAGAGGTACAGCAATTACAATTACAACAAGCACTGCACATGGATTAATCGAAGGCGATATGGTAGAATTAGATGCAGTAACTATGCCAACAGGTTCTAGTATTGCTGCTTCAAATTTTGAAGATAAAATTTGTCAAGTTATAACAGTACCTTCGTCAACTACATTTACTATTACCTCTCCAAGTGCTGAGACAGCTGGAGGAGGTTCAGATTTAACTTCTGGAAGTTCTTGTACAGTTAAACCTTTTGCAAGTATTGGACCTAGTGCACAATCGTATGGTTATGGATACGGTGCTGGATTATGGGGTGGAACAGTTACAGGAGTTTTAACTAATACTTTAGATGGAGCGTTGGCCGCAGACACTCAAGGTAATAATGGTTCTGCTACTCAAATTAGATTAACATCTACAACAGGTTTTCCAACAGCTGGTACAATAGCGATAGAGAATGAATTAATAACTTATACTGGAGTAGCAGGTGTTGAATTAACAGGTATAACTAGAGGCGCATTGGGAACAGCTACAACTGGAACTTCTAATGGTCAAGCTCACAGTGATGGTGAAACAGTTACTAATGCTACTAACTTTAATGGTTGGGGTTCAGCAGTAAATGCTTCTACAGTACAATTAGAACCAGGTCTTTGGTCTTTAACAAACTGGGGAGATTTATTAGTTGCAACTATTGCAAATGGTAAAACTTATACTTGGGATGCATCTGCATCTTCTAGATTAAGTGTAAGAGCATCGAGAACTACTTTGTCTGCAGGATCAAGTTCAGTAGAAAATTCAACATATTGGACTGCTTTAGGAACACTAACGGCTTCTAATACTTTAGGTGGACAACCTAATGAAGCAGTAGGTAATCCTACTTCATCAAGATTAACATTAGTATCACCAACAACAAGACACTTAATTCATTTAGGAACTGAAACAACTATTGGAGATCCTACAACACAAGACGATATGTTTATTGCATTCTCTACAGGAGAACAATTAAATCAATTTACTCCACTTGCTACTAACTCAGCAGGTACACAAAGATTACAAGATGGAACTAAAATTGTTGGAGCATTAATTGCTAAAGAAAACATTTTAATATGGACTGACAACGCATTGTATACAATGAAATTTGTAGGTGCACCTTTTACATTTGGTTTTGAACAGGTTGGTACAAACTGTGGATTGATTGGTAAAAATGCAGCTGTTGAAATTGATGGTGTTGCATATTGGATGTCTAACAATGGTTTCTTTGCATTTGATGGTACAGTAAACTCATTACCTTGTAGTGTAGAAGATTATGTATTTGATGATGTAGATACAACTAAAGGTCAACAAGTAAATGCAGGATTAAATAATTTGTTTACAGAAGTTATTTGGTGGTATCCGACAGAAGGTTCTGAGTTTAATAATAGATCTGTTTCTTATAATTATGGTGAAGCAAAACAACCACCATTAGGAACATGGGTTACCAATACAAATGTAAACTTTAATAGAACAACTTGGATGGATACACTTATTTATCCTCAACCTTATGCTACTGCTTATGATAGTACAGGCACAGGAACTTTTCCTACTGTTGTAGGTCAATCAGGTTTAGGAAGTACAACTTACTTTGCACAAGAAACAGGCACAGATCAAATTAATCCTGATGGTAGTACAACAGCTTTAGCATCTTTTATTCAATCATTTAGTTTTTCATTACAACCACAACAAAGCGAAATTTTTTTAGCTATGCGTAGATTTTTACCAAACTTTAAAGTATTAACAGGCAATAATGAAGTGACTATATCTGTAAAAGATTTTCCTGCAGATGATGATGAAAAAACTGCATTGAGTCCTTTTACGATAACCTCAACAACAACTAAAGTTGACACACGTGCTAGAGGCAGATATGCAAATTTAAAACTAGCTAATACAGCAGCTGGTGAATCTTGGAGATTTGGTACATTCCAAGTAGATATTCAACCAGACGGAAGGAGAGGATAATGACAAAAATTGTAGTAAGACTACCAGAACCTAGAAAAGAATATAGTGAAGATAATCAAAGACAAATTAACAGATCTATCAGTTTGATTGTAGAACAATTAAATGCTACATACCTGACACAATTAAAAGAAGACCAAGAAAGATTTACTTGGTTTGTAAATTAAATGGCAAATATATATAAAAATTCTAAATTAAGTTTAACTTCCTCTGGAGTTAACACTCTTTATACAGTGCCAGCAAACTCAAGAGCTATTGTTAAATCTCTTTTAGTATCTGAGGATGCAGGTGGTGCAGCCGTTGCTAAAGTAACTTTAACTGATTCTAGTGGAACGGTATTTGTAATAGATAATGATGTAGATTTATCTGCTAATCAAAAAGAACAAGTTTTTAGTGAACCTTTAATTATGGAAGAAAGTGAAATATTAAAAATAAATGTAACTAGTGGTGCAGCTGATATTGTTGTATCAGTATTAGAAATAAATAGAGAGGATTTAT